ACCATCATTATAGACTGTAATATTCCAATCGTTGAATGTACGATCTGCTGGATACTTGAATTGGCGACCCATATAATTTGCAGTTCCAATATTTAACACACTATTTGGAATAGATGCGGATTTTGCTAAAAATGAAACTTGATTATTTGGACTTCCTGCTCCTATCGCACCAGCGACAGCATTAACTGCCCCCGCTGCGGCGGCTCCAAGTAAAGCACCAGCAGCAGCCGCCGCAAAATTTACCGCTCCAATTCCTGCGTTTGGAAAGTTGCCTTGTACTAAAAATAAGTTGTTTCTGGCTACACCATTAACCAGATTTGCTCTGAATCCATCGATACTAAATTGTGACATCTTTTTCTCCTAATTTATTTTTTAAAGATGATGAATCATGCTCCAACTTCATTGAATGAAACGCCTGTTCTAGTGGCAACAAAGTTCAATTGGATGAAATTAATACTACGAGTGGGCTTAATGTAAATATCCGCCACAAATCTGTTACTATCGATAACTTCGGGTGTATTGTTTCTTTCATTGCAAACAACCTTAAAGTCGATAATTCCTCTTCTAGATTGAACCTCACGCAAGAATGGGTCAACCAAAGAAACAAATTGCGCTCGGGTGAATGCATCGTTGAATTCAAAGAGACTATATTTTGAAGCCGTTGCAATAGCCTTTTCAAGAACAATAAACAAACGACGAACATTAATTCTATCAAATGCAGATGGTTTTGTCTGAGCGGTTTTGTCACCGTACAAAACAGTTCCTTCACCCGGGAAAGTTACTACTGGATTAATGTTATTCTTGTATAATTCATCACGGAATGTCTGTGTTGGGTTGAAAGCCAATTTCACGACTCCCTTAACATTTCCACGATTGAATCCTGCGGGACTATACCAAGGATCATTAGTTGAATCTGTGCGAGCACATAATCCAGCGATATCTCCATTTAAAGGAACCCAACGATACTTATCGTTGTAAATATCGTAAGTATACTTATAACCACTATCGATAAAAACATAGGAAGAAGATCCAATCTGATTACGATACTTTTTAGATATTTCAAGTTTATCAGTATTACTCAAGGCTGCGTTACTAATTGGGCAAGAAAGGAAAGCAACGCAATCTTTTCTCTTTTCAACTAACTCCTTGAGTTTTTGACCCACAGTTACCTCGTCCTCTTCGGCGGTAAATGAAGAGGTGTAAGTATCTTTTTCTTTTACAGTTTGGGGGCAAAACTCTGGACCACCAAGTATCAAATTAACATCAGCGATCTGAGGATCATCAAAAAGATTATATCCACTATCTAAAGGTACACCTGGAAAAACAACATTTACAAAATCTGTAGATGTTTTAAGATCAGAAAATTTGGTTCCATCTTTGCCACCAGTAAATTTATATGTTAAGACTCCAAATGATCCATTGTCTGTTCCCGAAGTAAGACTCTCAACATTAGTATAACTATAACTGGAAGTATTTCCCTCAGCACCATAGATAACGGCTGTAGTGTTATCTATACCATCCATTGGACATGAAATGTATTTTGAGGTTGAATTAATTTGTTGTCTGTAAAAAGAAGATACTCCATTAAAATCTTTGGCATCTTTATCTAAAGAAAGATTTGCAAATCTTTCTAAAACACTTCCAGACAATCCAGTCCATTTACCGTCTATATCAACAACAACCAAATGAAATTGATCCTTTTCTCCATTTAAACTTGAAACATATTCACTTGTATCAGGGGGGGCATCAAACTCATCGGCATATCCCCAATCTGCAAATCCTACTACGGCAGCACTACCTATTAACTCATCAGGAGGCGGAATTACTGATGGTTCACTACCACAAATTTGAACGCCAATTGAATTTCCCAATTCTCCAGGATATTTTGCAATAAATGTGCCCTGCGAAGTTAAAGATGCATCATTGATATAATCATCATTGTATACAGGGAATCCTGATGCACCTACACTACAGGCATTATGTGCGGTTTGACCAGTTCTGACAACTTGAAGATTACTTCCATATTGCAGAAAGTTTGCCGCAGTAAACCAATACTGATAGTTATTGTCATTAGGAAGACCAAATGTTTTGGCGAGGGAATTTTCACTATCAATCAGAATCCGTTTGTGCATCGGACCCCATGAAAAAATACCCGCAAACGCTGCATTTGTAGTTGCAACGGATGGAACAATGGTCGTTAGATCCCGCTCCGTTACATTCACGCCTGGAGAAAGTTGGAATGCCATCTGAATAGTCTCCTAAAAATTTAATAGACTTTAATTAGTCTTTGGTATTTAGTTTTTCAAATAATCTCGTCCGAATTCAGTCCCCAATCAGATCTAATGATTGGCTGTCCTGAACTCTCCTTTGATAGTTCTCTAATCGATTGACTTAAGTCTTCTTCTTGGTTCTCAAGAAAACCAAAAGGAACCAAATCTTCTTCTAATTTTTTAATCTTTTCCTCATAAATTTTTCTCCTAGTATCAACATTGGTCAAATCTTGGAAATATGGCTGAGATGTCATCCAACCAAATAACACTAATGAAGATACTAAATCGTCGTGATACCCTGAACTTGCCTCATAAGACTGCCCCTTGGAGACAAATGTGCTTAATTCGGATATAATCTCAAAGTCATTTAATATTAGTTTATCGCCTTCAATCATTTCTTTGAGTGCCATGCAACCAATTTTCTTTGTTTGAACACTCATCTTCAGTCCAGAATAAGATCGCATTCCGCCGTATGCAACTCCAAGTTTCTGTGCTTTTTTGCTCTTAACCACTACCTCTAGAATGTTTTCATATTCAAGTTCTTCACGAAGTAGATCTGCTATCTGCTGTCCCACATCATTTATTTCTACTAAAACATAGGCTTCATTGTATTTGTTAGCAACTGAAAAAATTACATTCGGATATAGAGCATTTGGTATTTGATTATTTTTGTACTTTGCAACTACCTTATATGGAACTTCAGTAACATCAGTAACAACAAATGCGTTATAGTCTTGCCCTATAGATCTACTTGTGTCTACTGTAATTGAGTAGATATGATTCTCTTTAGGAGATTCGTAAACGGACAATCCATCATCTGTTTTGAGAATAGGTTCAGAAAATGACAATGATGCCAATTTAGATGTCTTTATAAGTGTATCCTGAGAACCGAGAAATTCACATTCATATTCACTCGCCCAATGTCTTTCAGATGTGTTTTTTATAGTTTCTGTTTTGAATTTCTCATCTCTACCAGGAATTTGCCACCAATGTGCTTCAACCGGTTTAAAATTTGATCTTCCCTGTTTGGCGTTTTGCCACAACTTATAGTAAAGATTCAATCCATTTGGCGTACTGACTATCACCGTTTTAGTGGTTTGTCCTGCGGTAATTGTTGGATACACAGAAGCAAAAAAGTCTTCTGCAATTTCATCCGGAACGAATGCAAATTCGTCTAACAGCAAAAAATTATATGACGAACCACGGACAGCACTTGATGATGTAGATGAACACACTACCTTAGATCCATTTTCAAGTGTAATGCTCGTTTTGTTCCACTCAATAACCCCCTGCTGCATCCATTTCGGAAGATTTTCATAAACAATTTTAACCCTGTCCATAATTTCTGTTGCTGTTTTTAACTTGTTAGCCAAAATAGCAACTTTATAATTAGAGTTAAAAAGCACTTGATGTACGATTTCACCAATCAAACAGGTTGTTTTACCTGACTGTCTAGGTATCTTACAAATAGTAAATCTATTTTCATGAACTGATCTGACAATTTCCTTCTGAAAATCATACAGAGAAATTGTAACTAATCCCTGATCAAGTGTGACAATCTTCATGTGGTTTTCCATGAAGTAGACTGGATCAACTGAGCATTTGATGTACTCCTCCAACTGCTCTTTGCTGAATTCTATTTTGATATTTCCCGCTTTTAATAGCGGGTTACCCAGATATGTGTCATCAATTTTTCGAACCATTATTTTTACTCACCATCAATTGGCTTAACATCTATTATCTGTTTTTGTTGAGCCTTTATCATTTTCTGCAACTCTGCTGTGCTGCCAACAAAAATACTGTTATTGGTAACACTCGTAGACTTAGATCGACCATCCTCTTTCTTTATGTCTACAAGT